GGGGCAACAAAAATATTCGTTGGGTGGGGGCAATAAAAAATAATTTGTTAGGTTGGGTGCTACTATAAATAAACTATGTCGTTGGATTATATACAAAATGGAATGAGATTTAAAATTAACGATAATCAAATTACTTACATAAAAAACAAACAAGTGATTGACACTTGGACTCAACCAAATCTAAATCCAAAAGCACTAGAACGATATGTGATTGACAGAATGATTTCTTTAGCATACCTTTACAAAGACGAACTTATTCGACTATAATAAAACCTATGGTTTTAGATTTAAGTGTTAAGATAGATTTGTCGGCTCCACTAACCGATATCCTCCCATCACTGGCTATTCTTTCGGGGATAGCCTTATTCAAAAGGAGTCTAGGCACACCGTGAATAAAATAAGTTGGGACCCGGAAAACGAAACTTTCAAAGAGTTCAAACAGAGGCGTAGTGCTTCTTCGGGAATATCCGGAATGGGGCAGAAAAAACGAGAAGGCACCGGCAAAAAAAATCTTTCAGAGCTACGGGAGAAAGCTTTAAAGAGAGCAAAATACACATGCGAATGGCCGAACTGCAATTCTAAAAAATGGCTAGAGATGGCACACTTAAAAGCAAAGGGTATGGGTGGAGCAAACAGAGACATATCTGACGACCCTATGAATGTATGTATGTTGTGTAAACATCATCATGACATCTTTGACGGAAGACAACAAGTTGGCTCTCAACGCGAATATACTGAACTACTCAAGGGATTTCTTATACTACAATGGAGAGTGAAATGAGTGAAGTATATGACGAACTTAAAGAGTTCAATCCAGAAGCAATAGTCATTGATGATTTTGAAGAAGCATATCTAGGTTATACAACCAAAGGTATTGCTATCTATGATTATTACACAATGCTGGATATTGTCGTAGACGGTATTTTAGAAGACGAAGACTGCACAGAAGATGAGGCAGTTGACGACGGTATTGCACACATAGAAAAAAATATTATATCTGCTTATGTTGGTCCTTATACTCCAATTGTGATGTATAAGGAATTGTATGACAAATAAGTATGTTCCTAAACTTCCTGCTTTGCACAAAGGACAACTTGAAGTAGCAAATTCAGAAGCGCGTTGGAAAATTCTTTGCGCAGGTAGACGATTCGGAAAAACAAGACTTGGTGTTCAATTATGTATGGAAGTAGCTTTACGCGGAGGTAGAGCTTGGTGGGTAGCACCTACATTTTCAATTGCTAGAGTTGGTTGGCGTGATATCGCCGCAAGTGCAAAATCGTTTCCTAGAGAAATAGAACCTAAAGTATCTTTGGCTAATATGCAGATTGATTTAGCTAACGGGGGCTCTATTGGTGTAAGGTCTGCTGACAATCCTCAAAGACTTCGTGGTGAAGGTTTGGACTTTCTTGTTATGGACGAGGCTGCGTTCTGTAAAGGAGAAGTTTGGCAAGAAGTATTAAGACCTACACTTACTGAAAGAAAAGGTTCTGCATTATTTATATCAACTCCTATTGGCAGAGATAACTGGTTTTACGATTTATGGGAACAAGCAGAAGAAGCAGATAACTGGGAGAGATTTAGATTTTCTACTACTGACAATCCTATGATTGACCCAGAAGAAGTTGAAGCAGCTAGAAAAGAAGTTGGTTCTATTGTTTTTGCGCAAGAGTATTTAGCAGAGTTTGTTGACGCAGGTCAAGGTATGTTAAAACCAGAATGGATACATTACTTTGCCATGGTTCCAGACCAAGCAGGAAATATAAAGTGTTTAGTTGAGGGCTCAGAATATTATCTAGCTAACTTAGAAAAGTTTGGAATTGTTGACTTAGCTACTACAACAAATAAAGATTCTGACTTTACTGTAATCACATCATTTGCAAGAACTCCAGACAATAGATTACTTGTTATTGATATGACTAGAGCAAAATTAGAAGGTCCAGACATTATTCCAGCGATAAAACGCGCAATGGATAAAAATAAGCTAAAATATGTAGGTATAGAACGCCAAGGTTTTCAGACTACGATAATCCAGATGGCGCAACGAGCTGGTATTCGTGTCAAGAATCTAAAGACGGATAAAGACAAAGTTACGCGCGCACTTCCTTTATCTGCTCGCATGGAAGCGGGTGATGTATATTTATTACGAGATACACATTGGCTACCAGAGGTGGAGAGAGAAATTATGACCTTTCCTGCTGGAGCTCATGATGATATTATCGACACCCTAGCCTATGGCGTACAAATGTTGCAAGAACAAAGAAGCTGGAGCGCGTATTAATGGCTGAAGAGAAGTCAAGATTTTCAAAAGCGTTAGATTGGTTGAATGCACCAACTGACGCAAGAATAAGAAGAGAATCACAACAAAAAGGTTTAATTGTAAACCAATCAGAGTATTCATATCTTAATCAAGCAGTTATGGGTTACAACACCCAATCTGGTTATTTCGACCACAAAAAACTAGCAGAACTAGGTGACGGAACTGGTAACTCTGCTGTTATCGCATGTCTTAATGTATTGGCTACTGCATTTGCAGAACCGGGACTTTTAGTTGCTACTAGAAATAATGAAGGTGATTATGCACAAGACATGAATCACGAATTAGCAAAACTATTTAGAAGACCTAATCCTTACATGACACAACAGTTGTTAGCAAACTATATTGTTACATCTTTAAATGCAAACGGCGACGCTTTTATCTTTAAAAACAGAAATGCTAGAGGCGTAGTTGTTGAGCTAGTCCCTCTTATGCCTCACTTGGTTGAAGCAAAAGGAAATGAGAACGAACTTATAACTCATTATCAGTATCAACCACAAGGCGGTGTACAGGGGGAAGATTCTGTACGCATAGATAAAAAAGATATGGTTCACTTACGCCAGAATGTTGACCCTAGTAACATGAGGCGTGGTCTTGCTCCACTTAGAGGCGTTCTAAGAGAGATAGCAGGAGACGAAGCAGCAGGACAATACACTGCGGCTTTATTACATAATATGGCGGTACCCGGAGTAATTCTCTCACCAAGAGATGACGCTATGGGTGGCCCAACGAGAGAAGAAGCTGAAGCTATTGCAGATATGTATAAGCAAAAGTTTGGTGGTAAGAACAGAGGTGCGCCTATGGTCTTATCCGGTGCTATGAATGTTGAAATAGTATCTTTCTCTCCAGACCAAATGAAGTTAGCTGAATTAAGAAGAATCCCAGAAGAAAGAGTGTCAGCAGTTCTTGGCGTTCCAGCAGTGCTTGCCGGCCTCGGAGCTGGATTGGATTCGGCGACTTATTCAAATACAAAAGAACTTAGAGAGTTCTTTACCGAGTCAAAAATGGTCCCAATGTGGAACATGGTTGCGCAAGAACTGACTCATCAATTGTTACGACCAGAGTTCGGCGGAAATGATAATCAATACGCAGAGTTTGATATCAGTAATGTTAGAGCACTAGCTGATGACAAAGACAATCTCTATAAACGCATGAATACTGCTGTTCAAGGAGGTTGGGTAACAATTGGCGAAGCAAGAAAAGTAGTTGGTTTAGAGGCTGATAATAGACATGATGTTTATTTAAGACCTCTTAATATGATTCAAGTTACAGAAGATGGTTCACCACTTCTTAATGACCAACCTACTAATGAACCTGCACCGGCAAATAACAATGATGACGAAGAACCTGCACCCGAAAATGACGAAAGTAAGTTAACTACTATTGATTTACCGCCAGAGGTAGAAAGAGAAGATGAAATTCAAAAAACTCCTAGTTACTTAGATAAAGAACCGGCAGCTTTAATGAAAGACACTTACACTACAATTGAAGAAGCTCAAGAAAGAGCTAAAGAACTTGGTTGTGAGGGAACACACTACATTGATGTAGATGGTGATAAGTTCTACATGGCTTGTGCAACACATCAAGATTACTTAAATGCTGTTAATAAACCTAAAAAGGGAAACATAGAAGAAATTAAAGTTTCTTTAGAAGAAGCTGAAACAATGTACGAAAAAGGTGACAAACTACATAGTCCGGAAGAAAAAGCACCGGATAAAGTAACAAACTTTCCAAAGAGTGGAGATAATCAAAAAATAAGTTTATCTAACTCTCAACATAAACAATTTCCTAGTCACGCTTATGTTAAAGATTTAAAAGAAAACTGGCCAGAGATTTGGAGAAGAGCAGGTACCGGTGGTAATCCTCCTACTTCATTTACTGGTAATGACGCTTACAACAGATGGACTGCCTACAAAGGCGGAGATAGAAGTGAGTCAGTACTTAACTGGGTTAAGAGAAGAGAACGCTTTATGAATCGTCATAAGAAAAATAATAGACTTAACGGCATTATTGCAGTTATGAAGTGGGGCGGAGTAACAGCTGGTGGAGTTTCACAAATGAAGTCTGTTGTAAATGACTACAAAAAAGTTATTAGAGAGAGAAGAAAAAAATCTCTTGATTATGCAGAGGAATATTTATTAAAAGCAATATCTGACCAAGCTAGAGCAGGTCTTACTAGAAAAGTAGAAGACCATAATAAAAATAATCCTAATCATAGAGCAACACTTCGTATGCTAATTGCGGTATATAACAGAGGAATAGGTGCTTACAGAACCAATCCGGGTTCAGTAAGAGGTAATGTGAGTTCAGCAGAGCAATGGGCAATGGCTAGAGTTAATGGATTTTTAAGAGCGTTGAGAACAGGTAAGTTCAGAAGAAAACCTTATGACCAAGACTTGTTGCCTAGCTCACATCCATTATCATCAAAAAAATCTGGTAACAAAGCAGAATCAGTAAGAGTAGGTCAAGCTGTAAGCTGGTCAATCAACAAAGACCCAGACCCACCTTCAATTGTTCATGGTATTGTTACATCAGTAAATGACGAAGAAGCCATAATGCAAGTATGGGCTAGACTAGAAAATGGCGAACATAAAAAGACTGATAGAAAAGTCACTATGCCAATTTCAAAGCTAAGAATAATATCAGACTTTAGACAATAAAAAACTAAAATCTGAAATCGTATCATATAATAGTTAAAACGCACATCTGAATAATCTATTGTACAATTTAAGATTGAAGGATGTATGAATAACGAATCTAAAAATATCGACATAGAGTTGAAAGATGACTCTGGTCAAGTAGAAGCAGTTTTCAGTATATTCAATTCCCTTGACAGTGATGGGGATGTTGTTATGCCTGGAGCTGTCAAATCTGGTTTTAAAAATAACCAAGTTCCAATGGTATGGTCTCACAAATGGGATATGCCAATTGGTAAAGGAACTATCGCACAAGATGACGATAAAGCAGTTTTCAAAGGTGAGTTCTTTATGGACACCGAGTCTGGTAAAGAAGCTTACAACCTAGTTAAGAATATGGGCGATATGCAACAATGGTCATTCGGCTATAAAGTTAACGATTCAGATTTTGGTAAGGCAAAAGATAAAGGCGGAGACGATACAAACGCTAGATATCTAAAAGACCTTACTGTTTACAAAGTCTCTCCAGTACTTGTTGGAGCAAATCAAGACACATACACATTAGCTATCAAATCAAACACAGAGTTGTTGAAAGAAATAACTGATGTTAAAGGTGATGAAAAAGAATCATCTGGATGTGGCGCAAATTGTGGTTGCAGTCAAAAAAGTTATGGAGATGACGAAGAAGAAATGAAATCTTGTAAGTATCACGACGGTGGTCCTTGCATGAAAATGGAGGATGATAAAAAAGAAATGAAGAGTGAAGAAGATTTAGAAGTTTCACAGGAAGACAGCAAGTCTTTCTCTGAAGAAGTCATAGATGTGCTTGCTGCATTAGATGACTTAGTAGCCCGAGCAAAGGCAATATCTATGCTCCGTGGTGAAGATGGTAGGAAATTAGGCGTAAAAGCCACCGAAGCACTTCGTGCAGTCGCAGACGACTTGAACGACGCTTGGACCGAGATTGATGAGTTCATCGGAAATGTCGGAACTGAGGGTGCTTTGGAGTTAGAAGTAGAAGAAGAACTTGTGGAAGATGAACAAGCTGAAACAGAAGAGGTAGCTGAGGCTTCAACTGATACTATTGATGTTGAAACTGAAGTCGAAGAAGTTACTGAGGAAGAAGCACCAGCAGAGGAACCTGCTGTTGAAGAACCGGAAGATGAAGCTGCTGAAGAAGAAACTCCAGAAGATAACACTGATTCCTCTGACGAAGAATTTGACGCTGAGTGGATAAGGGCTCAACAAATCATTGCTGAATCCTTAGCCGAAGAAATAGAAGAAGTATAAGCAATATAGATTGGAGAAATCTAAAAATGAGTAACACAAACGAACTCATGGACCAAATTGCTGCTAAAAGAGCAGAATTAAAATCTGTCTTTGAAGCCAACGAAGACGGCAAGTACACCTCTGAACAAAAAGAGGAAATTAAGTCAAGAAATGACGAACTTGCTGAATTAGTTGAAGACCTTTCCATTGAGAAGAAAAAAGCTTCCAATGAAAAAGCTCTCAAAGAAGATTCAAAGCCAGTTGCAGAAATGCCACTAGCTGGTGAATCAGCAGAAGTTAAATCTGTTGGTGAGCAATTTGTTCAAACCGACGCATATAAAAATTATATGGAGGGCGGTGTTAAAGGTGTAGATTCTCGTATTGAGACAAAAACAACTTTGACAACTACAGGATATCCACCAGAGGTTTTAAGAACCCCGGGTATCTTGGAAACAGCTCTTAGAGACCCAAATGCTGTTATATCATTATTTGATGTAATCAACAGTGACCAAAATGCATTCAGCTATTTGGAAGAAACAACCTTCACAAATAATGCAGCTGAAGCTGCTGAAGGTTCTGCTGTTGGAGAAGCAGCTTTGGCTTTCACAGAGCAAACAGAAGCTATCCGTAAAATGGGTATCTTCATTCCTGTAACAGACGAATTACTTGCAGACGAAAGTGGTATCCAAGGATACATTAACTCTCGTTTACAAACAATGATAAGACTTCGTTTGGACAACCAACTCCTTAATGGTGATGGAACTGCTCCAAACCTAGAAGGTATCTTAGACGCTGGTAAAGCTTCTGTCGGTTCTACTGACTTTAGCTCTTACGCAGGAACTTTAGGAAAAATTGGTGCACTTTATGGAGCAATCACAGACATCAGAGTCAACGCATTTACAGAGCCAGACGCTATTGTAATGCACCCTAATGACTGGAATGATGTTGTGACTTCTGTAGGTGCAGACTTCGCAGGTACATCCAGTGCTGGCTACACAGAAAAGTCACCACTTTTCGTAGCAGCTGGTGGTATGGGCGCAGGTCCTTCAGCTCAAATCTGGGGACTAAAAGTCGTTCCTACAACCGCAATTGCCGCAGGAACAGTTCTTGTTGGTAAATTCGGTGGTGGTGAAGCAGCTAACTTAGTTATGAGACAAGGTATGGAATTAGCCGTATCTGACTCCCATAGCGATTTCTTTATTAAGAATCAATTAGCTATCAGAGCTACCATGAGAGTCGGTTTCCCTGTTTACAGAGAAGCAGCTTTCCATAAAATCACTAACTTCTAAAGTTAGTTTAGATTTATACATTAGAGCGGGGTTAAACCCGCTCTTTTGTTTTTATAGTGTAAAATTAGAACATTATGTCAGATTATATTAAACCAAAGAAAAGCATTTGGAAAATGAAAGATGGTTCCATTTGGGAAGGTCCTTTATCAGAACTTCCTAAGTCTGGAGCTTCTCTCATTGCTAAAGCAGGTAAAGAATATCCAGCTGATTGGCTCAAAGAGCAAGGTTGGGGTAAAGAGGAGAAGAAAGAAAAATCTGCTCCTAAGAAAAAAGCTGCTAAAAAAGCACCAGAAACCAAAGCTGTTAAACCAGAAGATACAGAAGATAAGTAAGGAGTCCTAAATGGCTCTTTGTAGCGTTGGTGATGTAGAGCAATTCTTACAGGTAGATTTAAACTCTACTGTAGAAGCTTCAGTCACAAATACTTTTATACCTTATGTTGACGCGGCTATTAAGCGTTATCTAGGTCATGATGTAGAAAAAGCAACTTATACAGAAGTATTTGACGGAAATGAACAACAAGACTTATTTTTAAGGCATGTTCCTGTTGCCTCTATAACTTCTATTACTGAAGATAGTAATGCACTTACTGAAGGCAATGAGAGTGACTATGTTTCTTACACCAACGGAAGATTAAGAAGAATAGTTATTCGTTGGTCTGGTATAAAACCTAAAAATATTTCAGTTACTTATGTTGGCGGTTACGAAGCTGCTGACATTCCAGAACAAATCAAACAAACTTCTGCACGAGCCGCAGCTCGTTTAGTTATGACTTCTTTACAGATTTCAGCAAAAGCTGACACTGGAGAAGTTTCAAGTCACTTAGCTGACAATACAACAACACAAAGTTTTGACATACCTCTTACTGAAAGGGTGGGAGATTATGATGTTGCTTTTGGTGATGTAATTATACAAAACCTGCAACCTGTTCTTACTAATGCAGATATGGCATTATTAAACCCCTTTCGTTCAAGATTCTTTGTATAATTAAAGTATGGTACATAGAAAAGCTCCTTCCCTAGAGGAAGCTAGGGAACTCTTTTTAGCAGACCCTAATAAAATGTTACAGTCATGGGCAGATGAATGGGGTGTAACACATGAAAGAGTTAGACAGTTAAGAATAGAATCGGGCGTACCTCAACGAGGTGCTTATAACGAAGAAACAGCAGAAGCTATTTTAGAAATTATTCGTACAGGTAGAGGTGGTCTAACAACTCCAAGAACTTACGAAGGTCAACCTATTGGCTTAGAAAGATTTAAAACTTGGATAGAAGAAGAAGAGGGTTTGAAAGAGCGTGTTGAAAAAGCACAGAAAGAAGCTCTTAAAAATTTAAAAGACCCTATTGAAAAAGAATGTAAGTACTGCCGTGAATGGAAGCCTGTAGAGGAATATTTAAGAAATCAAAAATACTTAGATGGTCTTTCTCGTTTTTGCAAAGATTGCATGATTATTTTAAAAGAGAAAAAAGAAGAACTAGGTGATGATAAAATGAAATTATGTTTATCCTGTAAGAAA